GAATTTTCTTACACTTTTTATCAGTGTAACAATAATAGTAGCCAACTTTACATTTCTTCACAATTATTTAGCAGGGTCGGATTTCTCTTTATTATTTAGAAATCCCTGTTTTATTAATTTTGATAGTTCTGACGTTGATCCTACGAACAATGCATTGTTTGTAACATTATTATTTGTCTTTCCTTCATCCTCATTTACTTCTTTAACTTTCTTTTGTAAATCTAATAATTTATCTGTTGTATCTGCAACTGATTTTATAAGTTGTCCTGCAACTTCATATGCTCTTGGACTAGCAGTTTCACCAGCAACTTCCATGATGCCATTGATTGCTTCCTGTCCTTTTTCTATGAGTGAATATAAATTACCTCTTGTATAATCATAATCCTTATCTACATCTACTCCATTCACCTTCTTCAATTCGTTCTTTTCACCTTTTGGTGTTGGAACAATTTCAGACTCTATATTTAAAGCCTCATCAATCGAATCAAAACTAGACATCATTTCTCTGGGTTGGACTATAAACTCTACCATCGGTGTAGAATGCAGTTGTTTCATTGAATCCAAAGTTATCATCAATATCAACTAATGAATCATCAGCAGCACTCAATACATTGATAAAGATATTTTCAATGTGAGTTGCTTTTGTTGTTCCATCAACACCACGATCAACGACTAATGTAAGAGCATCAGGTATTTCAGTAATTTTCATAATTTCACTATCTATAATGATTCGATTACCTACTGCAAAGTTACTAGAATCATTAACTGCAAATCTTGTTTTTGATTTTGTAAGTGCTTCACGAAGAGTTGCTGTATTGTCAGCGTTGTAATCTTGAAGTGCTTTTGGTGTAGCAGCATATCTAACTTCACGTTTAGCAGTTTGTTGATTTGTATCTGCATAGTAATCGACCTGAACTTTCTTGATTAGTCCATCAGTTGTATCAGCGACAGGACCGAATAGATAAGTTTTTGCAGTAAATGATAGTGTGTATATTAGTGCTCTTCGAGTTGAAAAATCTCCTTCATAATCATCTTGGAAAGATATATTATCTAATACAATTGGTATATCTCTTTTCTCTCCAATTGAATCAACTAAATCAATTGTCAGATTAAATGATGGTTGAAAGAATGGTAATATCTGTTCGACGATTTGAAGTGCATCATCGTTCATTTTTACAAGTATATTGAGTTCAAATCCAATGTTATATGGAACAGGCATGAATACCTTTCTTAAATTAGTTCCATCAGATGCTTTAAAAGTCTGTGTGATTCCAGATTTTCTTGTCGGGTCATATGAAATATTTGTCATCTCAAATGACATTCTTGGTAGAGTAATCTGAACTGCTCTGTTTAGTTCAGGTTGTTGCTCTAATCTTGCCAAGAATTTTTGCATAGGACCATATGCCAATGGTACTCTTAACTCACCACCAGGTTGACTTGTCGAACTTTTATGTCGTATACGAATGTCATTAAATACCGTACCAAACGCTACGACTGTCTTTCTTAATATTTGATGATAAAAATAAGTGCCTAACATTAGAACTGTCCAAATGGGTTACTTTCAGAGAAATCAATCATCGAATCTGCCTCTGTTTCAAATTCGTCATTAGAGTCATACTCATCATATATATCTCGATTGTCATGTGATCCTAACGTATATGCAGCATATTCACCTGCAATTGTTGATCCAGTTCCAATAATTGTTTCGCCAGGTATGAATCCAGATATGGTTGTACCAATACCAACATTCGCAACTTTGAGTATCTTTGTATCTACATCCCACTCCCTTACTCTTGCCTCTGTGAGTGATGTCTGACCTCTTATAACCTCATTATAGTAGAATGTACCAACTCCAACTGCAGCAGGGGCAGAGAAGGATACTGCTGGAACTTGAGTATATCCGATGCCAGGATTTGTGACACGAATCGAAGTAACCTGCTTGTCTGCATTGATGACTGCTTCTGCAGTTGATGTGGTTCCTGAACCAGTCGGACCAGCAACTGTAATTGTTGGAATAGTAGAGTATCCAGCACCTTGATTAGTAACTGTGTAACTTATGACACCCTTCTGTGTAGTTTCAATAGAGCATGTTGCGATTGCACCTGTTCCATTTCCACCAATAATTGTTATCGTAGGTGGTGATGTATAACCAGAACCAGCATTTGTCAATACAATTCTTTCGATTGATTTAACTCCTGCTCTTGTTGTTGTAATTGCTACTGCTGTAGCACTTACACCTGTAGCACCTGGTGCTGTGGATATTGCGACTGTTGGAGTTGTTGTGTATCCGCTTCCATCATTTGTTAAGAATAATTCTCTAACATATCCTGTGGGTTGTGAAAGAACAGCAGTTGCTGTAGCAGTTGTTCCAGCACTTACCATGTTCAATGTCGTAATAAATCCCTCATCCTCAATTTGAGTATCAATCGCATCGATAGAAGTATCAATAACCTCACCTTCGTATTCAAATAATTCACATTTCAATTGATAAACATAGTTTTTACCTAACTGATAGAAAGGTTCTTCATGTTCTACAAATTTAATTTCAAATAATCTTTGCCCTAGCGGAAAATATACAAGATCACCTTCTCTTGGTCTAGTATCTACAATAATCTCTTCATCTGGTAATGCTGTCAGAAACGCTCCAATGAAGTCTTCAAATCTTTCTCTTGATATGGTAAGAGTTAATTCATCTCTCAAACTCATACCAAATTTGGTCATGATGTCTCCTTGACCACCATATCCCTCATATGTGTTTACATATGCTTCAATACTAAAGTTATCATCAAATTTTGCTTGCTGTACTTCTTCAATTATCGTTTGTCTGTTTACAAATTTTCTTGGAATATAGGTTACTTCAACACCATAAATTCCTAACTGTTCATTGATTAAATCTTGAACGAGTCTTTGCTCACTTGGAGATCCTTGTAGAAAGAAGGGATTTAATGCCATATCTCATTATCCTATGAAATCAAGAGGTGGTAATTCATACTCAAGCATCATCTTATCTTTCAATGCAACAATATCTCTTTCTGCATCTTCATATATTTCCCTACCATTTAATTCAATTCCACCAGGTAACTTGACTCCTTTAAATTTAATTAAATTTTGTCCCCACTGCCTTTTAATTAAAAGTGTAAGATACATTTTTAAAAATGGGTCATTATAAACTTTATTAAAATCATCAGGATCTAATGCTCTGAAGCAATCAATCACAAGGAAATTATCAACAGTCTGTGATCCATAATCTAAATCAAGATACAATCTATTCTGTCTTTTATTAAATCTTATTTGCTTATCAGGTGTTAGTAAAAAATCTATATCTTCCAAATATCTCTTTGTCATAGAATATTGAAGTAATTCTACTGAATTGAAATAGTATAGATCATTTAGAAACAATTGATATTTAATACTAAACATTCCAGCAGAAATTGAACTGGAATCAAACTTAAATATTTTTTCGATTCCGATAACAGAATCTGGAACTTGAATGAAGTTAGAGTTTTCTACAAAACTTGCAGTGGTTGTTCCATAACCACTTATTGCAGTTGATGTTCCTGTAGTAGTTACAATACCAGCAGTATTTGTACTATCACTATCACTTCTTGCAGATCCTCTGTCAATATCATCTTGAGTAAACTGATACTTAAGATACATTCTTTCAACACCATCAAAGTGCCTTTCATTGAAAAGTTGTATCGCATCATCCACAAGATCATCTATTTGATCATCATCAACGTTAATCTCAAGGACTGGAGCACCAAGTTTCCTTAAACAATAATCGACTAATTGTGTTCTACTTGCTGGTTTCGCCATCGTCCTCTTCTAAATCTGCTAATAAATTATCATGTTTGTCTTGTATTTCTTTTAATTGTCTCAATAATTCAGTCTTCTCCTCTAGAAAATCTTGAGTGATAGTTTGAATTTTTGCTTCTAAAAGAACATTTTGATTTGAAATCGTTGACAATTTTTGATTATAAATTGAAATCAATACATTAATGTCAACATCATTATTTTGTGCCATGTTTTAATAAGGTCAAAAAGTGCCCCCATCTAGGGTGTCTGTCCAAGTTGGAGTACCAGCAGCAGTTGTCGTTAAGACAGCATTAGATGTACTGATACCAGCAGCAGGAGCAACAGTAGATTTCTGAAGTCCTGTTGAGTCAAAGTATACCACACCACTTGTGGCAAAATCACCAGATTGGTAATATACTCCTTTAATATCTAGGAAACCTTTTGTACCAGAAACTACACCATTTGTGATGGTGGCATCTGGAACATAAGTCCATCTAGAGTTTGTGTCATCATAACCAAAGAATCCCTCTTTAGTATTTGCAGTTCCAACACCTACATTGTATTGGAATGAAATACCACGATCATCGTTGGTATCAAACGCATGAGTAACAACAATTTGAGTTGCAGTTGCAATACCCGCAGTTGTTACACCATCAATCGATACAGTTTTAGCTCCTGTATTATATGAGTGAACTGTTGTTCTTCCAGCACCTGGTAAAGATGCATGGGTAAGTGTATCACCAGTATTGATACCAGTGATTGAATCAAGTGTAATTACAGAAGCACCAGTTCCGACAGTTGCAGTAACTGTTCTTGAACTTGTTACATCTCCAAGTCTGAATATTGATTCATTTGAAGTAACAGAAGATGAGTTA